CACAGACGCTGCCAAAGCATTTGAACGATTCTTTTAATTTTGGAGTTTTAAAATGGCTACATATCAAACGTATACCGCTATTGGTCAGCGTGAAGACCTTTCGGATGTTATCTATAACATCTCACCAACCGATACCCCGTTCATGTCTTCCATTGGCAAGACTAAAGCTACTGCTGTTTATCATGAGTGGCAAACGGACTCTTTGGCCGCCGCGAGTTTATCAAACTACGCAGTCGAGGGTGCAACAGCATCTGACGCTACTATGTCTCCAACAACTCGTGTTGGTAACCGCACTCAGATCGCACAGAAAACTATCAAGATTTCTGGCACTTTGCAGAGCGTTGACAAAGCAGGCCGCAAATCTGAAAAAGCCTATCAATTGGCTAAAGCATCGGCTGAAATTAAGCGGGACATGGAAACTTCATTGTTGAGCAACCAAGTTGCCTCCAATGGTGATTCTTCTACTGCTCGTAAATTGGGTGGTCTGCAAGCATGGTTGAACAGCAACTATGATGGTGGTACTGATGGTGTTGCTGGTGACTTGGGTACTACTGCTCGTACCAATGGTACAAATCGCACCTTCACAGAAACAATCTTGAAGACTGTCGTTAAAGAAGTTTACGCTTCTGGTGGCAATCCAAAAGTGTTGATGGTCAACCCTGCACACAAGCAATTGGTGTCAGCTTTTGCTGGTATCGCTGCACAGCGTTTCATGGCCCCATCTAGCACACCAACCACAATCGTGGCGGCTGCGGATGTTTACATGAGCGACTTCGGCACAATTTCTGTTGTCCCCAACCGCTTTATGACTTCTACCAACTCATGCGATGAGACAGCGTTTATCGTTGACCCAGACATGGCTGCTGTAGCTTACCTGCGTCCCTTCCAGACCAACGAGTTGGCTGTGACTGGTGACAACGAATCTACACAGTTGTTGGCTGAGTACACCTTGGAAGTTAAAAACCAAGCTGCACACGGCATTATTGCTGACTTGACACCTTAATCTGGTGTGACCTAAAAAATGCCTCAGACTAACCCTCTGGGGCATTTTCTTTTCTAGTCAAACTGATAGAATTGCACTATGACAAACATTCGAGAAACTGCTGTTCATGCCGATGGTGAAGGTGGCATCATCATTCAAACTCGTCAAGATGTATCTGCCATTATTGAGCAGAACAAAAAGGAATATAACTCCTATGATGAACGAGCAAGATGGTCTGACAATTTGTTTGGCAACAAGGTTGCATCTATCCCTTTGACTGTGATTGATGACCTAAACAAACAAGGCATCATGCGTGGTTATGCTGTTTTGGATGAAAAGCGTTTTGCTCTTTTCTTGAATGACCCAATGAATCGTGCATGGCGCACTAGAACAGGAGTTGTATGAGTTTTACTACCTATGCTGAACTACAGACAACTATCGCAGGGTATTTGGCTCGTTCAGACCTGACTACACAGATTCCAGACTTTATTCGTTTGGCAGAGATTCGCTTGCGTAGAGACTTGCGTATTCGCCAGATGCTTACATCTACGACAATTACTTGCACATCAGGCACTTCTACAGTAAGTATCCCATCTGACTTTTTGCAAGTTAGTGATTTTGTCGTTAATGTAAATCCAGTACAGCCTTTGTCATATCAAAGCCCTGCGCTGTTTTCTCGTAACTCAAGAACAACAGATGTAGGCAAACCATTGGACTATACAGTCCTAGCGTCTACATTTAAGTTAGCACCAGTTCCTGATACTAGTTACACATTGACACTAATTTACTCTGCTGCGCCTCCTTACTTGAGTGACTCAAACACATCAAACACATTTATGACTGTTTGTCCTGATTTGCTTTTGTATGCGTCTTTGCTTGAGGCAGAGCCATATTTGATGAATGATGCTCGTATTAACACATGGGGAACTATGTTTGATAGAGCAATGAGTGCATTGACCACTTCTGATGAACAAGGTCAATACTCTGGCGTTCCTTTATCAATGCAAACAACATATATTTAATATGCCTACACAAAGAATAGCATTTGGTGAGTGGATGCCTGACCAGTCAGGTATCTCTGGTGCTTTGATGGAAGCAAAGAATGTTGTTTCTTCCGCTATTGGGTACGGGCCTATTCCATCTGCTGTAGCCTTCTCTGGAAGTGCTACTGAAAATCTTTTGTCTCTGTACGCTGCCAAGAATCCAGATAGCACAACTCAGTTGTTTACTGCTGGTTTTACAAAGGTCTACACTTGTGATGGTGTTGGCGTATTGACTCAAGTGAATACTGGATACACAGCTAGTGAGCGTCCTCGTTTCACACAGTTTGGCAAACGAGTGATCTTTGCTAATAACGCTGAGAAACTCCAGTCATGGACTCTTGGTAGTTCTACAGCATTTGCTAATCTGTCTGCTGATGCACCTATTGCTAAGTTTGTAACTGTTGTGCGTGACTTTGTTGTTGCTGCTAACACTTACGAATCATCTGCTCAAGAGCAATATCGAGTGAGATGGTCAGACATTAACAATGAGACTAATTGGACAACATCTGCAACAAGTCAGGCTGACTATCAAGACATTCCTGATGGTGGACAAATTGTAGGTATTCGTGGTGGTGAGTTTGGCTTGATCTTTTTGGAAAGAGCCATTCATCGCATGAGTTATGTTGGCACTCCATTCATTTTCCAGTTTGACAATATCTCTCGTAACAAGGGATGTATGGTCGCTGGCTCTATTGCACAGTATCAAGGGATTACCTTCTTCCTATCGGATGATGGTTTCTATATGTGTGATGGACAGAATGTCATTCCAATTGGTGCAGAGAAGGTTGACAAGTTCTTTTTGAACGATGCTTCTGAATCTGACTACACAACAATGAGTTCTGCTGTTGACCCAATTCGCAAACTGGTTTTGTGGAACTATGTGTCAACAAGTGGTGATCGTAAACTGCTGATCTATAACTTCTCAACAAAGCGATGGACTTATGGCGATGCAGGTACTGACTACATTTCAGAAGCCTCTAGTGCCAATGTGACGCTTGAGCAATTGGATAGCATAAATGGCTCTATTGATGCTTTGACCACTACACTTGACTCTCGTTTGTATGTGGGTGGTAAGTACTTCCTTGGAGGTACATTTGGCAACCAGATCATGACCTATACAGGGCCAAACCTAAGTGCTGATCTACAGACTGGTGACATTGACCTTGGTGGTCAGTCTATTGTGACTTTGGCTCGTCCTCAAGTGGATGGTGGTTCTGCTGATGTTTCTGTAGCTTCTCGTGCGTTGTTAAGCCAATCAATTAACTTTGGTACGGCTGTATCTGCTGACTCTGAGAATCGTTGTTCTTTGCGTTCTGGTGGTCGTTACCATAGGATTCGTGTGCAACCAACAGGCTCTAATTGGGATGCTGCTGTGGCTGTGGACATTGACATTGTTGGTCAGGGAGTTCGCTGATGTTTAGAACACTTCCTGTTTTTGGTGCTGACCAACGTAATGTTGCTGAGATTGTCAATGGCATTATGAATGGCAAGACCAACAATACAGGGACTGTTACTCTGGCGACTGGTGGTGCAACCACTACCACTTTGACAGACAGAAGGATAAGTGCAGACAGCGTTATTTTGTTTGCGCCTAGTACATTTGAAGCATCAAGGTCTATCGTTCCTCGTGGTGCTTTTCAGAATGATGCTGACCAAACATTTGGTTCTGCCAATACGCCTACAACAGTTGCGTTCAGTACAGTAGATTCTGCTTATGGATTTAGTCTTGCATCTAATAGGGTGACGATTACCAATGCAGGAACTTACAACATTCAGTTTAGCTTACAGTTTGCTAACATGGACTCACAAATCCATGAGGTTACTGTTTGGCTAAGAAAGAATGGTACTGACCTTACAGGTACAGGCAGTAAGTACGCTGTTGTGAGCAGTCATGGTGGCATTGATGGGTATTTGATTGCTGTGGCTAACTTCTTCATTGATGTAGCTGCTAATGACTATGTTGAGTTGGTTTGTGCAACAACATCTACTCAGGTTTATCTTGAGAGATATGCAGCATCTACTAGCCCATTTACAAGACCTTCAATCCCATCAAGCGTGATTACATTTACTTTGGTTTCTCCACTTCCTGAGATGTATGTGAGTTCTCAAGATCAAGGAACAGCAACAATTACCCATTTGGCTAATTCAACTGCTGGAAAAACTTATAAGTATGCAATTATTGGTTGATTTCTAACAAATTTGGATTAAAATGGATTCCGTGGATGACCCGCTATGGAATCCGAAACTCTAGGAGTAAAACATGGCGACTACTACCACATCATCGATTGACCCAACGATACAACCATACTTAGGTTATGGTCTGCAACAAGCGCAGCAGTTGTATCAGGGTGGAGGCCCACAGTACTATGGTGGTCAGACTTATGTAAGTCCTTCCACTACAACCCAAACTGGTCTACAAGCTCTGGAGGCTCGTGCTTCCTTGGGTAATCCATTGCTTCAATCTGCTCAGAATCAGCTACAGAACACAGTTTCTGGTGGCTTTCTAGGTGGAAACCCATTCTTCCAAGGTGCTTTCCAACCTGCTGCTCAAGCTGCTCAGACTCAGTTTCAGCAGACTCTAGGTGATATTGCATCTAAGTCTAGTCTTGCAGGGCGTTATGGCTCTGGTGCTATGGGTTCATTGCAAGATCGAGCAACTGGTGCGTTTGGTCAACAATTGGCTAACACAGCAGGTCAGTTGGCTTATCAGAACTATGCTGATGAGCGTAATCGTCAGCAACAAGCTACGATGGCTGCGCCTCAAATGGCTCAAGCTGATTACCAAGACATTCAGAATATGTTGCAAGCTGGTCAAATCCGTGAGGGTTACCAAGGTCAGCAATTGCAATCTGACATGGCTAAGTTCAACTTCTTGCAAAACCAACCACAACAGAACTTGCAGAACTATCTATCTTTGGTTTATGGCAACCCATTAGGACGAGTTGGTCAGTCTACGGCTAGTGGTACAGCAGATACATCTACATTGCAGAACTTGCTAGGCATAGCTGCTGTTGGTGGTGGTTTGTATAAGAATCTCGGTGGTTCTACTGGAATTGGTAACTTGTGGAACAGCGCTTCTAATTGGCTTGGTGGTTCTTCAGCAGCTTTAAACCCTGCTTCTGGTGAGTACATGGGTTCTTTGGAGTTCTAACATGGCTGGACTATTAGACATTTTCGGTACTGGTGGCGTAGACACAATGGGTCTGCTTGGTATGTCACCTGCTGACATTCAGCGTAATCGTGAAGACGCACAAGCACAAGCCTTGTATGCACTAGCAGGACGATTGTTCCAAGGTGGTAACACAGGTGCTTCTATTGCAGAAGGCTTACAAGCTGGTCAAAAGGCTTATCGAGGTGGTATGCAAGAAACCTTGCAAGGTCAATTGCAGAATGTTCAATTGCAAGACATGATTCGCAAGCGTCAGTTAGAGCAACAAGCATTGGCTGAACAAAAACGTATCCAAACTGTGCTTGGTCAGGGTATGACTCCTGAAGTACAAGCTAGACCTGCTCAGATGGTTGAGGAAGAAGGTCGCTACATTGGTGAGACTCCTGCTGTAGAAGCAAGGGCTGCTGGCTTTGATTTGTCTCGTATTGCCCCACAATTGATGGGTTCAGAAGCAGGACGCAAGACTTTAGCTGAATTGGTTTCTGCACAGAAAGCAATGACTGGTGAAACCTTCAAACTTGGTGAAGGTGATAAGCAATTCGTGCGTGACCCATTTACAAATCAAGTTAAGGAAGTTGCATCTGTTGCACCTAAAGAGAAGCCATTGCAGTACCAAGACATTGGAAATGCTATTGTTGCACTAGACGCAACAGGCAAAGAAGTTTCTAGGATTCCTAAAGGTCGTGCGCCAGAAGGCCCTGTTAGCTTCCAGACGATTGAAACTGACCAAGGCTTGATGGCTTTCAATCCAAGAACACTACAAATGACTCCAGTAATGGGCGCTGATGGTAAGCCTGTTACTAAAACACCAAAACCAACTGAAACAGAAACAAACGCTGCTGGCTTTGCTTCTCGTATGGTTGCTGCAAATAACATTACTTCTAAACTTGCAACTGGACAACAACCTAAATTTGGTGAGGCTGTACTAGGTGCAATTCCTCTCATTGGCGACAAGATACCAGAGGTAATTCCTACTGGCATTGGTGGTTTGAGTGCAGAGCGTAGACAGTACTTGCAAGCTGCTAATAACTTTATTCGTGCTAACTTGCGTAAAGAATCTGGTGCAGCAATTGGTGCTGATGAGTGGACTGCTGAGTTTGTTAACTATTTCCCTCAATACAACGATGATGAGCAAACAATCAAGAATAAAGCAATTTTCCGAAATATCTTGACTCAAAACATGGTTGCTGCTGGTGGCAAGTCATACAAAGCCCCTAACATGAATCCTGATGCCTCAATGACTGACGCATATGGATTAAATCCAAGATTGCGTGATTCTTTGCGTGGAGGTCGCTAATGGCTTACGAGAATGTTGAGCGAATTCGCAACAACCTTATCACGATGGTTGATAAGAACGCACCTATTGACCATATTGATAAGTATCTAAAAGAAGAAGGTTTTACACAAGAAACCTTTTCTAAAGCACTAGAACTTGTTAAAAAAACTGGTGGTAAGACTGCTGAGTTTGGAGTAGGTCGTTCTTTGGCTCAAGGTGCTACTTTTGGATTCGCTGATGAACTTGAAGCATTAACAAAGTCATTGGCTGGTCAAGGAACTTACGAGCAAAATCTAGCTGCGTTAGAACTTGCTAAACAGAGATATGGTCAACAGAATCCAAAGACTGCATTAGCAACTGAAATTGCAGGTAGCTTGCCCTACGCACTATTGCCATTCTTAGGAACAGCTAAATATGCACAAATGGCTAAAGATGCTGCACCATTGGTTCGTGCAGGTGTTACCGCAGGTGCGTCTGCTGTCACAGGTGCGATTACTGGCGCACTCGGTGGTGCTGGTGCTGCAGGGACTGGTGAGCGTATGGCTGGCGCACAAGCTGGTGGTAAGTTTGGTGCTTTAGTTGGTGGTGCTGCACCTGCTGTTACCAAAGGTGTTGGTATGGCAGGTAGCAAAGTAGTTGACGTAACTAGCGGTATTCCTGTTGTTCAGCAAGTTGGTAAAGCAGTTGGTTTGGCTACTGGTCAAACAATAGATGCAGCTAATCGTGCTAAAGCTAAACTGCTTGAGGCAATGTATCGTGACAAGGTAAGTCCTGCTGACTTGGAAAAGATGATTCAAGCAGCTACTAAGCCTGTTGGCATTGTTGACATTGCTGGTGAGAATGTTAAGTCTCTTGCTGATGTTGCTCAAAAGTATCCAAGTGAAGCACGACAAGCTGCTAAGTTGGCTCTTGAAGAACGAGCAGCAGGTCAAGCAGGACGTATCCAAGGCGATATTTCTAAATACTTAGGTGGTTTTACAGACCCATTTGATTACACAACTGCGATTGCTCAACGACAAAAGCAAGTTTCTTCTCCACTTTACCAAAAAGCATATTCTTATGGTGAAGTTACAGAGCCTAGCGTTTTGAAGTTCTTGGAGTTGCCACAGTTTAAGACTGCTGCTAAAGAGGCTCAAGCATTGCTTGCTGCTGAAGGTAGAACAGTAGATATGTCTCGTCCTACTGTTGAGACTCTTGACAACATTAAGCGTGGTCTTGATGTTCTGATTGAGAAGGAAACAGACTCGTTTGGCAAGGTTTCAAAACTTGGCAATATCTATAAGAACAAGAAAAATGAATTCTTGTCTGAGTTAGATACTGCTGTTCCTGACTTTGGTAAGGCTAGGGCTGCATTTGCAGGTGAAGCTGAACTTCTTGATGCTACTAAGTTAGGTCAAGACTTCTATAAGCAGACAGCAGCAGAAGCAAACAGAACATTTGCAAAGTTGTCGCCATCTGAGCAAGAGGCTTATAAAGTTGGTGCATTGGATGCTGTAAAGACAAAGATTCAAACTGCTAAAGATACTGCTGACATTCGTAAGCGCATTTTTGGTTCACCAGAAGAAAGACAGCGTGTTTCTTCATTGTTCCCAGATGATGCTACTTTCAAGCAGTTTGAAAAAGACATGATGACTGAATCAATGATGCGAAAAACTCAAGAGAAAGTCTTGGGTAATTCTGCAACAGCAGAGCGTCAACTTGGTATGCAACAACTGGAAGCAGAGCCTAGCTTTATTGGTCAACTGATTGAGCAAGGGCCGTTGCGAGGAACATTGGGTTACTTGAAGGCTCAAGGTCAAGGTGTTGCTGGTCAGACAGCAGAGGAACTTGGCCCCATGCTATTCAAACTTGGTGATCCAAGAGCCAACATTGACACATTAAAAGCATTGAGTGCTTATGAAAAATACTTGCTTGAACTAGAAGCTAAAAAGGCTGCTGGTTTAACAGGCGCATCTACAATGACTGGTCTGTTAAATACTGAAAAACCATATCGTGTAGATTTAACTGGCATGGCTAACCCCGATTGAGGACATTATGGCAAAGACCAAGATTTCAGAATACAGCAGTACCGCTAACAACAATACTGACATTAACAGTATTAACTTAGCAGAGGGGATGGCCCCGAGTTTGGTGAACAATGCCATTCGTCAATTGATGGCTCAGTTGAAAGACTACCAAGCAGGTACGGCTGGTGACAACGTGACTGTTGGTGGTAACTTGTATGTGACTGGCACATCTACCATGACAGGGGCAATTACTGCTTCTGGTGGTATTAGTGGCAATGTCACATCGTCTTCTGCAACCATTACTGGTGGCACTATCAATGGTGCTGTGATTGGTGGTTCATCTGCTCAAGCGATTACAGGAACGACTGTAACAGCTACTACAGGATTTGTTGGTGGTTTGACAGGTGCTGTCACAGGAAACACCACAGGAACGCACACAGGGGCTGTAACAGGCAATGTGACTGGTAACGTAACAGGCAACGTCACAGGCAACGTAACTGCTTCCACAGGGACTTCAACATTCAATAATGTCACGATTGATGGCACATTGGATATGTCTTCTGGAACAGTAGGAACAATCACAGGATTGGCTACACCTACTAACTCAACTGACGCAGCCACTAAAGGTTATGTAGACACAGCAGATGCTTTGAAGCTGAATCTGTCTGGTGGCACTATGTCAGGCAATATCGCTATGGGTACAAACAAGATCACAGGTCTTGGTACACCTACTGCTGATGCTGACGCTGTTACCAAGTCTTATGTAGATGCTATTGCCCAAGGTATTGATGCAAAAGCCTCTGTGGTTGCTGCTACGACAACGAATATCACTTTGTCTGGTGCGCAAACAATTGATGGTGTTTCAGTAATCGCAGGTGATCGAGTATTGGTTAAAGACCAGACTACGACTGCCAACAATGGTATTTATCTGTGTGCATCAGGTTCATGGACTCGCACAACAGACGCTGATGCTTGGACAGAGTTGGTTGCTGCTTACACCTTTGTTGAGGGTGGTACAACTAACGGCAATAACGGCTATATCTGTACAGTAGCAGCAGGTGGTACTTTGGGTACTACAGCGATTACCTTTGCTCAGTTCTCTGGTGCAGGTCAAGTTGTTGCTGGCGCAGGTCTGACAAAGACTGGTAACACACTAGATGTTGGCACAGCGTCTTCTAGCCGTATTGTTGTTAACTCAGACAATATCGACTTGGCGACAACTGGTGTAACAGCAAGCACATACAAGTCTGTTACGACAGACGCTTATGGTCGCATTACAGCAGGTACTAATCCAACAACTATCTCTGGTTTTGGTATCACAGACGCTTACACAAAGACTGAAGTTGACACTTCTCTGAGTGGTAAGTTGTCTACAAGCGGTGGCACTATGAGTGGTGCTATTGCAATGGGTACTTCTAAGATTACTGGTTTGGGTGATCCAACAAATAACCAAGACGCTGCTACAAAGACTTATGTTGATGGCATTTTAGGTAGTGCAACATCTGCTGCAACAAGTGCTGCTGCTGCGGCTACTTCAGCATCTAACGCTGCTACAAGCGAAACAAATGCCTCTACAAGCGCAGGAAATGCCTCTACAAGCGCAACGGCTGCTGCTGCTAGTGCTACGAGTGCTTCTAACACTTACGATGCCTTTGATGATCGTTATTTGGGTTCTAAGTCAACTGCACCATCTGTAGACAATGATGGAAATGCTCTGTTAACAGGTGCTTTGTACTGGAATACATCTACAAATAATCTGTTTGTATGGACTGGTTCAACATGGACTAGCGCAGCGTTTACAGCAGGTTCATTTGCTACTTTGACAGGCACAGAAACCCTGACAAACAAGACTCTGACAGCACCAATAATCTCAAGCATTAGCAATACTGGAACATTGACGCTTCCAACAAGCACAGACACATTAGTTGGCAGAGCAACAACAGACACGTTGACAAACAAGACTCTGACAAACCCAACTGTCACCAACTATGTAGAGACACCATTTACAGCGAATAGTTCTACTGCTATAACGATTGCTCTGACTAACGGCACAGTTCAAATCATTACCTTGACAGGCAATGCAACGATTACCATGCCAACTGCAACAAGTGGCAAGTCTTTCATCATGTTCTTAAAGCAAGATGGAACAGGCTCACGCACAGTTACTTGGTCAACAGTTAAGTGGGCTGGCGGTACTGCACCGACAATCACATCTACTGCAAGCAGACAAGATATTTATTCTTTCTTTGCTGATGGCACAAACTGGTATGGTGTTGTTGTTGGTCAGAACTACACACCATAAGGACTGATAAATGTTTGCAGCATCAAAAACAGATTCAGTCTCTGGGGCAGCACCAGATGGTCAATTTAACTACGTCACTATGCTATTGCATGGTGATGGGACTAATGGCGCACAAAACAATACATTCTTAGACAGCAGTACAAACACTTTCACCATTACCAGAAACGGCAATACAACCCAAGGTTCTTTCTCGCCTTATGGGTCTAATTGGTCTAATGCTTTTAATATTGATTCAGCGACCAATTATTTTGCAATTGCTTCTAATGCCGCTTTTGGTATGGGTACTGGTGATTACACCATTGAATGTTGGTTTAATTGCGTTGATGGTGCTACTAGACCAATTGTTGATAGCCGAAGTGACCCTCCAAAAACAGGCGCATTTTTATTTAGAGTTTTATCAACTGGACAAGTTTCTTTTGCATTAGAAGGTTCTGGTGCAATTTTAACAAGCCCTGCAAGCACTTCATTTGGCACATGGAATCATGCGGCTGTTGTTAAAGCATCGGGCGTTTACACACTTTATGTCAATGGAACATCTGTTGCAACTGCCTCAAATTCAGTCAGCGTTCCAACATCTTCTGTTGATATTGGGTATGACCAACAAAATGGAAACAAATTTATAGGCTATCTAAGCAATTTAAGAATTGTAAAAGGTACTGCTGTTTATACAGGTAACTTCACTCCAAGCACAACGCCACTAACAGCAATATCAGGCACTTCACTTCTTACTTGCCAAAGTAATCGTTTTGTTGATAACAGTTCAAACAACTTTACGTTGACTATTACAAAGTCAGGTACAACTAATGACACACTCAGCGTTCAACGCTTCAACTCATTTGGTACTTCTACCGCCTACTCAACAAGCGTGATTGGTGGGTCAGGGTACTTTGATGGTACGGGTGATTATTTAACTGTTCCATACAATGCCGCAATCAGCCTTGGAAGCGGTAACTTTACTATTGAAATGTGGATTTATCCTACATCTTCATCAAGAGCAACTTTGTTTTTAGAAAGTGGAGATAGGAAAGGAATTTTCATTGATTACAGTAATGGCAACAATGGGATTTCTGTTTTTGCAACTGCGTCAACAGGCTCATGGAGCATCATCAATGGTGATTCTGGTAATCCAGGCTATGGCTCATCAAACACAATAAAACTTAATGCTTGGAATCACTTTGCTTTTGTTAGAAGCGGGACTAATTGGAGTACATACATCAATGGTGTAAGAGACTTAAATATCACAGCTTCTGGAACAATTTATGAGGATAGTGGAACAAGATATATTAGTTTCTTCCCTGCCAATGGACTTTATTTAAATGGCTACTTATCAGATTTTAGAATTGTTAAAGGCACTGCACTTTATTCAGGTACAACTTTAACTGTACCAACTGCACCATTGACTGCAGTTTCTGGAACTGGCTTATTGCTTAATACAACCAATGGCGCAATCTTTGACAACGCCATGATGAACGACTTAGAAACTGTGGGTGATGCAAAGATTTCTACAAGTGTGAAGAAGTATGGAACAGGGTCTTTGCTGTTTGATGGCAACGATTATTTGCTTGCGCCAAACACGCCAAATATGAATTTTGGTTCTGGTGACTTTACTATTGAGGCTTGGGTTTACCGAACAAGTGAAAGTGGGACAAATAACAATATATTCCAAAAAGGAATAACAACTAGTTCAAACTTTCAGTTGAATTTATCAATCAACCCAAGCAATCAATTATTTTCATATTACTCAACTGATGGTTCATCTATAACTGCAATTGGAACAACATCAACAACAATTCCGCAAACCACATGGACTCATGTTGCGGTTAGCCGTAGCGGTAATACTTGGCGATACTTCATCAACGGAACTTTAGAAACTACTACAACTGCTGCTGTGACGCTTTTTACTGGATCAGGATCAGTTTCTGTTGGTGCAAACCCAGAAGGAAATAGTGGATTTTATGGGTACATAGATGACTTACGAGTTACCAAAGGTTATGCCCGATACACCGCAACATTCACACCGCCAACTGCGGCATTCCCCAACATTGGCCCATACTAAGGAACTACTATGCAAGTAGCAATTTTGACAACACCCATTACAGTTGGCGACTATCGTGAACTGTTTCCCAACACATCCTTTGGCACGAGTGGCCCAAGCGATGAATTCTTGACTGCCAACAATGCTAAGAAGGTCAATGCCTTTAAAGCCCATGACCGACTTACACAGAAGTTGGTTTCTTGCTCACCTTATGATGATGGTGAATTCGTTTCTGTTGTCCAAGTGGAAAGCCTGAGTGCTGAAGAAATCCAAGCAGCTAAAGATTCTGCAATGGCACAACTGAGAGCCACTCGCAACACATTGTTGACAGCTTGTGACTGGACTCAGATTCCTGATTGCACCATTCCTAAGAAAGCAGAGTGGGCAACATATCGCCAGGCATTGCGTGATTTCCCTGCAACTGTTTCTGATGCACGAGTAAGTATTGATTGGCCTCACAACCCTGATTGGGTTGATAACACATTATGACAAACGAAGCTATTAGTACAAAAGTAGCTTCAGTAGCTACTTATGGTGGTTCTAGTGCAGCAGTCATCTTTGGTTTAACAGCCAATGAGTTTGCTGCTGTGTCTGGTGTTGTCATTGCTTTGTGTGGTTTGTTGGTTAACATCTACTTCAAGCATCAACACTTGAAAATTGCGAGAGCATCGGCTAAAGCTGATGAACAAGAAAAATGATGGATTGGGCTGAAGCATTTATTGCAGCAGCCTGTGTCACTTGCTTTGTTATTTTTTGCACATACATGGTTTTGTTGTGCTTTCCTTGATTTTGGCTGTATCTATTGAATACAGGTGTATCAAGTGGGTTTGGGTTGGCGATGTGTACAACCGAAAGACCTACTGTATTGAATGGAAAAAGGTTGAAAGAAAATGATTCCATTAGACCCGATAGCAGCACTCGATGGTTTGCAAAAAGCCATAGGGATGGTGAAAAAGGCTAGTAAGGTAGCCAATGATTTAGGTGGTCTTGCCCCGATGCTGGGCAAAATGTTCGATGCCAAGAGTGCTGCTACAAAGGCTATGCTTCAAGCCAAGCAGTCTAAAAAAGGCTCAAACATGGGGACTGCACTCCAAATCGAGATGGCTCTCGAACAGGCTCGTGCGTTCGAAGAAGAACTCAAACAGCTATTCATGGTTTCGGGAAAAATTGACGTTTGGAATAAAATCAAGGCTCGTCAAGCAGAGATGGACTTGGCAGACGCTAAAGAGATTAGCGCACTCAAAGCACAGGAAAAAAAACAGAAGCAAGAAGAACGAGAGCAGATGGAGATGGTGGCTCTTATTGGAGGGATTGCGTTCGTAATTCTTCTCGTTGGTATCGGCATAAATGAGATGATGGATTTCTGCCAAACAACTAAACGCTGTGGGCGATGAATGAGTACCAGAAACAATTTGACCTGTTCCTCAAAATATTCGTGCGAATGTGTGTCGCATGGTGGGTGGTTGGTTTTCTGCGCTTTCTTCCTGATGATTTGTCTGACAAAATAGTAAATAAATTTCTAGCGTACATAGGACTAGGATGAAAATCACTACTTATCAAGCCAATGCAAAGATGTTGTGGGAGGCTCATAGGGTGATACACCAACAAAATATGCAAAGACTTGCTGAGTTAAATCGTCAAGCTGAGTTGCAAAAGAAAGCCTACGAAATTAAGACTAATTGGGTCAAACCTAATTCTGTGGATGTGATGGCATGAGATATTTACTTCTTCTACTTTTGTTGACTGGCTGTGAAGACAGGTACAGATACAAGTGTCAGAATCCAGACTTCTTCCATGCTGAAGAATGTCAAAAGCCTAAGTGCTTATTTACTCAGCAATGCCCAGAATACTTAGTAGCACCAATTCTTGAGAAAAAGGTTAACGATGTTCAACAGCCAGAAGCCAAACCTAACAACTGAAGAATTTGAAGTCCGAGTTTGGGGCTTTGTGGTCATTGTGGTGACCTGCATCTTG